ATCTTCGTTTTCATCTTCGTTTGAATCTGAATCTGAATAATCAAGCTGGGTTCTGGATACAAACTTTGAAGGTGGATCATCAGATGGAGTTTTGGCTACAAACTTTGAAGGTGGATCATCAGATGGAGTTTTGGCTACAAACTTTGAAGGTGGATCATCAGATGGAGTTTTAGCTACAAACTTTGAAGGTGGATCATCAGATGGAGTTTTAGGTGTGAATTTTGCATTTGATTCTAAAATATCAGTTTCAGATTTATTTTGAAGTGTTGCCATAGATATATATAATCAATACATAATTTTTATATTGTGTTCAATTTTTTATAATATAATGAATAATATAGTATATTTCCTTATATTATTTATTATTTTATTTCAATCTTATAAAGGTTAAATACTTTATCTAAACAGTAAATAGTAAAAAACAATAAAATATTATAATAGTAAAACAAAATATAAAAATATTATAATATTATAATATGTTTAATTTTTTGTTATTGGCGAGTGCAATTATATTTGTTTCCATTGATTTTATTTATTTAAATTTAATAAAAGATTATTTTTATAAACAAATTCAGAGAGTACAAGGTTCACAAATGAAAGTAAATATTTTTGGTGCAGTTCTTTGCTACATATTTTTGATTGTTGGAATTAATTATTTTATAATTAATCCAAAGAAAAGTGTGAGTGAAGCATTTTTATTAGGTATTGTTATTTATGGTGTTTATGAAACGACGAATTATGCCTTATTCAAAAATTGGTCATTGCTTACTGTAATAATTGACACATTATGGGGAGGTATTTTATTTGCTTTAACAACTTATTTAGTCAATATGTTGAGAAGTCATTAATCCAGTAATTAAATAATATTATATAATAATTACATATTCATAATAAGCAGTTCATACATTTCTTTTTTAGTTTTCTGACCACTACTAAAATCCAACCCAATTTTTTTACAAAGAACAGTTAATTCTTCCGATTTATAACTTCCCATTGCTTTCAATGGTTTATCTACGCTTTCCCAATTAAAATAATTCTCTCTATAATAACTAACTTGTTCTATAGATGCATCTAATTGTAGAGCATATTTAGAAGGGCAACGAATATTATCATCACACATAACAATATGAGTTTTTGTATCACTAGCCATAGTAGAAACCAAATCAAAACATTTTCGTTTATGGATAAAGAGCACATTAATTTCACTTGCTAAACAAAGAGCAATAAATGTCTTCATTCCAATTCTCTCTTTATTAATTAATTCATCTTCTACATCTTCCTTTATATTTTTTATTTTATGGGATTTCATATCTTTTTTATGAGACCGCAACAAATCAATACAACCAAATTTTGCAGACTTTTCGGAAATAAAACTAGTTGCACCTGGATATTCATATGCTATAAATCCATTTTTAATAATAAAATAACACCAAAACAATGCATCTTTTTCTTTTGGATAAAATAAATCCAATTTTGGCTGTACATTTGTTTGTTCTTCAATATTAAGAGAAATATCTTGATATTTTTTCTCTTTCTTCTCTAAGAATTGAGACGAACATAAAGCAGAATCAATTAATGAACTGGTCAACATATAATTTTGTAAAATATCTAATACATAATTATAATCAATTCCTTTAATATTATTATTATTTGCAAGTGACATTCTTATTATTTTTAATATGATTATCTTTATTATCTTTTCCAAAAAATGTATTTTTGAACTCTTCTTTTTGTTTTTCCAATTCATTCAAATTGAGTTCCTGAGTATTAACATATTGAATATATATTTTGAGTTCTTCAATAATAGTTTCAGGTAAATCTGTAAGATTTATATGAACTCCGTATTTGTTTTCGTTCAAAGTCACCTGATTTGGATATTTAGAAAAAATGCGTAAAACTTCTACTTGATTAAATTTAGACATAGTTTCAATCTTATCGCGAATAGAATTAAGTTCGGTAACATCCATGATTATATTGTTTAATTATTAAAAAACTTTTTAAACTGAAATAAATAAAATATAAAAAATAAAGAATATATCTATAATATAAATGACTCAAGTATTATCTTCCAAATTTATTGGCATTATGGCTTTTTATATTGTTCTTTCATATATAATTGGTCCTGTTGTTGGTTATTATTTTCTAGGTAAAACAGCTAAATCAGCTGGTACAGGATTTGTAGTAGGTAGTATTTTATCTATTATTTTATGGTACAGTTATGGTTCTAAAATGGTATAATAGTTTACTCTGTAATAACAAGTCTAGGTTTCCCCTTTGATTTTTTAGAAATTTCAAAATCTTTTTTCTCCACAAGCTGAGCAATAATAGATACATATTTGTCATTAAGTTCAAAACGCTGACCAATAACACGGGCAACAAATTTATCACCCTCTTTAATTTCAGAGAATTGATCACTAGAATAATGATGGTCTCTTGTAATAAATGCAACTATTGGACTTGGTTTTTCCTCAGAGCTTTCTGCACGAATACCAGCTTTTGTAATATTTTTTGCTTCACATTGAATCAACATACCTTCAACAGGACAACATATAAGACACTCAAAAACGACCTCAAAAATTACATCACTGCCTTTTATAACACCACTAGAATAAGTAATAATTTTTGAACTACCAAATTTAATAAATCCTTCAGCCACACATTTACCTTCAAAATTATATGCAATATCTTTTTCAATTGTTTGCTTGAGATTATTGCCGATAACAGTGATTGGAAGGATAATAGAACGTGTCAATAATCCAGGTGAATAAATACCTGAATAACGTATTTCACGTTTCTTGAATTTAGGTTTTTGAAAGGATTTTGAAAATTCAGATTGTGGTTGTTGTTCTTGTTCCATCATTATTTACTTATTATATTATAATAAGATTCTTTTAATTATTTTTCAATTTTATTATAAAATAATTAAATCAATGTCATTTTAGAAGTTTATATAGACACTTTTATAGAAATTTATTTAAAGCAGCCAATTCTATATTAAGAAACCATATTTTTCCATCCTTTCTCTCGTTATTATTATTTCTAAGAACAAATTCAATGATAGTGCAGAATTCAGCCTGTCCGATTGTTTTTGTATTATTCTTATCATATTTGTCCTCTCCTAGAATTTCATTTAATACTTGTATTTTCTTTGATTTACCAGATTCATCACATCTTGCACCAGTATTACGTTTAGCCTGAATATCTTTTATTTTAAAAACCATATAACTATTTTTTTGGTCTTTTCCAATGAAACCAACTAAATTTGAATAATCTGTTTTCTTAAAAGTAAGATTATCTACTAAGTATTTATTTGCTTCTCTTTCATCTTCAGGTTCAGCTTTAATCCATTTTTTTTTAGAATCATTCCAAATAACAAATTTATTTTTATCTTTTGTATATAGAACAAATGCATTGAATCTAATAGTTTTAATAATTCCTTTTTCTAAATATTTTTGAATCATATCTTCAAAGCTATTAGATTCAACATCTCTCAAATATAAATAATTTAATAAATATAATTTATCTTTATTATCTAACATATCAACTAAATGTTCAATTAAAAGTTCTAATACTTTTTTATTTGGCAAATGTAAATCTTTAATTAATTTTTTCATTGCTATTCCACAATATTTATAAAAATTTTCTTCTCCTCTTGGAATTTTTTGTATTTTAGATGAAGATTCTAATGCAGTATCAAAATTTTTCTTCATTTTTTCTAAAACTTTTATCCCTGGTTCAGTTTCAGATTTAGTTTGTTCTTCACCAGCATCTAATACAGTTTGTGGTTCTAATTCTCCAATTTCTTCAATATTTGGAGCAGCAATTACTTCTCTCATTATATCTCTTTTAATATCAAATTTAATAGCATCCGGTTTATAATCTATAGGAACACTTCTATCAAAAATAGATATATGTTCATTATTTAATTCACTTGGTTGAAATAAGTAATATTCTCCAATATTGACTAAATAACCAGTACGACCATAACGGTCAACAATAAATTCACTTGTATCTTCAACTAATTGAGTAAGTGCAGCATAAATTTGTACACGTGGATATTCGCGTGGAATATTAATTCTTTTAATTAAATCTTCTTTTAAATAAAAATATTTTTCTTTCATTAATAAACGAATTTTCTTTAGAATTTTTTCAGAATTCATTGCAATAAAAGCTTCATTATATGTGAAATCATTTGGTTCTCCAATTTTTTTATTTGGGTTGCAATCATAATTACATTCCATATAATCACATGCAGATGAATAAGGTACATCTCCAACTTTAAAATTATCTATTGTTTTACCATTAGAAAGCTCTTGTCTTACATCAACATCTAAGAAATCTTGGGTTAATTTCATTTGACTATGATTGAGAATGCAGTCAACCGCATTTTCTTTTAATAAACGACTTACTTTACCTATTTGAACAGCTTTATATTCAGCAACACGATAAACATATAAATCTGCTGCTTCTTGCTCTAAGTTTTCAAGTAGTGTTCCATATAAAAATAATTGCACATTGCGTTTTATAAATGGTAGACTTTTATGACTAAAATTACGAACAGCACGACCAATAATCTGTTCTATTCTGCTCATATTATACCATGGCTCCAAAATATGGACTTGACGTAAATATTTGAAATCAATCCCTTCAGTACCAGCTTGGGAGATTAATACTACTTTGATTTTTTCGCCATTTTTATTATCTTCATTTGTAATAGATTTAACTTCAAAATCGTTATTTGGAGAGAGACGAGGATCTCCAGTAATCATACAATATTTGAATCCCTTAGTTTTTGAACCAGGAGGAGTTTTAAATAAGGATTTTGCACCATCACCAAAGCGAGTGAAACCGATTTCTTCTAATGCAAGAGCCATTGGTATTAAAGCGGCATCAATATATTGAGAATAAATTAAAGCAATTCCTTCAGAGTTAATAACATTATCACAAATATTTTTAATTTTTGCACTGTATTTTCCAATTTCATCTGGAGAGAAAATTCTTCCATAAGTTTTTAAAGTTTTAGATTTGTATTCAAATGCACCTTTGAATGGGGGTTTATTACTATCTACAAAATCCATTATTCTTTCAAGGCCCTTTTTACCGACTAAATCATTTGGACTAATATAAATATTTTCTGAGGATTCAGAGGTCTCTCTGCTGCTTTTTCCGCCTCCCTTAGAAGATAAAGAACTCATACTACTTGCTCTTCTAACTAACTCAACTTTTTGAGGCATAGATTTCTTATTATCTATTTCAGTGTGTGTATAATATGATTCATCTTCATCTATTTCAGTATGTGTGGATTTTGATTCTTCAATTTCACTTTCAGGTTTTAAAGTATCTATTATTTCTTCTTGCTCACCAGCGGATTCAGGGACATATTCGTCTAATATAGTTCTCTCTAAAGATTCAACTACATCTTCTTCATCTTCTACATCTTCTACATCTGCAAGAGAAGAATCATTTTGAATTGATTCAATATTGCTTAAACTTTTAGAATCACTAATGCCAGTTTTTTCAATATTTTGAACAACAGACTCTAAACCTTCAATCGGATAAACCATAATGAGAGATTCTAAAGGCATCGCTAATAAAACATACCCAAATGAATCCATATTTTCAAAATTAGGCATATCTTTAATAATTCCAGTTTTTGTTGTAATACTGATTTTTTTATTTTTTAAATTTTCAATAATAAATTTATAACCTAATGATTGATATGTTCCAATTGTTACTAAATAAACATCTAAAAATTTGAGTTGTTCATCTGGTAAAATTTCTTTTCCATTCATTTGATACAATGGATATTTATGTTCCTTAAAAGTGTGTTTAGGAGAAAAAATAGAGGGATAAACTTTAAACGGAAAAGTATATGGGTTCTCTCCTTTTACAAAAGAAATATATCCAGTTGCCTTCCTTATAAGCAACTCCTTACCAATTTCTTCACCAACGCTATTCTTTTTAAACTCACCATTTTTATCAAATATATCTTTTATTTCAATAGTGGCACGCTTATCATTTTTATTCATTAAATTTAAAAGCCAAACAATTTCCTTATAATCATTATACATAGGCGTAGCAGATAATAATAAAATTCTCATATCTTGTGTAGCCTCTACAAGAGTCATAACACTATCTGCAACTAATTTGTTAGTAGTATCACCAGAAGTACGAATATTGTGCACCTCATCTATGATAATAAGACGACCATTAAATTCATTCTGTAAATTAATGCGTTGTTGACGAATAATAGATTTATTATCTTTTGCTTCACCAAAGAAAACTTTCTCTCCTTTCACACGCTTTGGTTGCTTCATTCCTTTTGGTTTTCCACTTTCCACTTTCATAATATAATTTGCAAATTCAATATAACCAATAAAAATATAATAAGTATTAATAAGTGAATTAATTTGATATATTATTTTTTCTTTGGGTATACCTTTCATATTCATTGGATTAATTTCTTTTAATAACTTATTTCCTGTACAATCGCGAATGTTCCAGAGTCCATCTACTAATTTGAGTTTTCTCTCATCAAAGATGGCGCGTCGGAAGTTATCTTGAACATTGGGAGATGCAACAATAATAATTTTCTTAGAAATACCCATTTGTTTCATATAATCGCGCATTTCTTCTGATACACCTATTGCAGAACAAGTTTTACCTGAACCTAATCCACCATACAAAAGCATGCTATTATAAGGAGTTTGAAAAGATAAGAAATTCCTTATGAAGGCTTGATTGGGAGAAATCTCAAAGTCAGCATTAGCTAATTCTTCAGCACGAGCTTGAATATCATCATAAACTTTATCATCCATTTTATTATCTGCGAATTCGGCTTTTTCAGCAATTTTAATATTAAAATTTGGGTCATTTAAAGTTGGATATAAAAATGGATTATCTGTTTCAGGTTCTTGTTCTAGTTGTTCTCTCTCTAAGAATTCTTTTCTTAATAAGAATTTATTGCAATCATTATTAGAATCATACATATTTTCAGGTTTGCAATCATTATTTTCAAATTCAATGTTCAGTTTGTCCATTTCATCTTTTATATTAATTTTTGGTTTTTGTTGTACAATAGGCATTTCGGGTTCTTCATCCAAAATTACTAATTTTTTTTTAGATGCTTTTGGTTTTTCTGGGTTTGATTTTAATTTTCTTGACATATTATATCTATAATATAATATGATTTATTTATTATGAATATAATCTATATTCTTTCAAAATTTTATCAATATTAGATATTAATTTTTTTTTCTCTAAATGGTAAGGCCTGATGGCTTCTAAACATTCATCAATTGTCATCCATTTTAATTTTGAAACTTCATTTTTTTGAAAATTATCTAATGAATCAATAATTTCATTCATATAAGCTAAGTAGTATTTGTGTTTGTATGATTTATGATTAGAACCTATAAATATTTCCTCAAATGGCAATAAATTTTCAATAACAACAATATTATTTCTAGAATATCCAGTTTCTTCTTCAAATTCACGAAGCGCACATTCAATATCTTTTTCTTGAAAATTACGTCTACCTTTTGGAAATTCCCATTCAGTTTCACTCCATTCTGTATTACTATTTTTAACAATATCTTCTAATGTTATTTTTTCACCATTTATATATAATCCATTTTTCAATAATTCAAATTTCTTATAGGATGATATTTCTTCATTACGATATTGTGAACTATTATTGTTTATAGTTCCCCATAATGTTTTCCATAAAGTTTCAAATGATTCATTTATAATTCGCGTTTTTTCTGTCATAGACATTCCGTCAATGTATTTAGTTAACTGAGGAATATTATTACATAAATATTTACCTCTTATAAAATCAATATAACCAAAACTATCTTTACGACGAATCATTAAATATTGTGGACCTTTTTCTGAAGGCCTGAACAAAATGATACCATAACTTGTAATTGGTAATTTGCATTGATGGAATAAATGACCTCCTTTACCACAATTATTACATACATTATTATTTTTGTTCATATGAATGAATAATTATAATAAAGACTATATGTTTATACTCTTTCAATAAATAAATTATATTTTATAAAATTGTAAAGATAGGTTTGGTTATGTTGATTTTATAAGAGTTAAAATTATGGGTAAATAATATTATTTTATTCTAAATGGGTTTAGATTCATCTGTGTGGGGTCCACATTATTGGTTTTTTCTGCATACTGTAGCAATGTGTTATCCTCATAGACCAAATACAATAACGAAAAAGAAATACTATGATTTTGTACATAATATTCCAATGCTTATTCCGATTGAAAACATGGCATCTTATTTTAGTAAGTTATTAGATGAATATCCAGTAACACCTTATTTAGATTCAAGAGATGCATTTATTCGTTGGATGCATTTTATACATAATAAAATAAATGAAAAGCTAGAAAAACCCAAAATAAGTTTGGAGAAATTTTATGCAGTTTATTATGAAGCATATAAACCGAAGGATGTTAAAATGCAAGAAATTTATAAAATAAGAGGAAAAATAATATATGTTTCAATAATTCTAATAATTATTTTTGTTATTTATTATTTTTACAATAAATAATATTGATAGAATATAGGATATGATTCCATTAAATACTAATAATAGAGAAACAATCATCCAGAGCCAAGATGGTGGAAAGCCATTAGCTTCTGGTGGATTTGGTTGTGTATTCAAACCAGCATTAAAATGTAAAGATAAAAACAAAGAGAGAAAACTCACTAATCAAGTTAGTAAATTAATGTTAAAAAAATATGCAAAGAAGGAATATAATGATGTTGTTAAATTTATTCCATATTTAAAAAAAATACCAAATTATGATAAATATTTTTTAATAAAAGATTTTAGTATATGTCAACCTGATACATTGAATGAAGAGGATTTAGATGGTTTTGATTCTAAATGCAAAAATCTTGTTAAGAAAAAATTTACAAGGAAAAATATAAATGAAGAGAGAAAATTGAGTATGTTAGCTTCTGTAAATATGCCATACGGAGGAATAGATGTTGGTGATTATATAGAGGAATCAAAAATAAAAAATAAATTAAATTATGAAAAATTGCTTGTTCTTAATGATTGTTTATTAGAACTTTTAAAAAATGGAATTTTACCAATGAATGAAGAACATATTTATCATTGTGATTTGAAAGATTCCAATATTTTGGTAGATGAAAATATGAATTTAAAATTAATTGATTGGGGAATATCTTGTAAATATGATGGCGAACAAAGTGTTCCAAAGGTTATACAAAGGCGTTCATTTCAATATAATTTACCTTTCTCAAATATTTTGTTTAGTGATAGATTTTATGATTTATATAAAAAATTTTTAGTAAAAAAAAAAGAACCAAGTTATTTAGATGTGCGTGAATTTGTAATAGATTTTGTTTTATTATGGTTAAAAGAAAGGGGACCAGGACATATAAAAACAATAAGTAAAATAATGAAATACTTATTTGAAGATACTATTAAAGATATAAATAATGAATTTAAAGAACATATAATTGAATATAATTACACATTTCATTTTATTTTGGAATATATCACAAAAATATTAATAAAATTTACAAGAAATGGTGAATTTGATAAGATAGCTTATTTGAATATATTTTTAAAAAATATTGATATATGGGGTTTTACTATGTCTTATATTCCAATAGTAGAAATAATAAAAAACTCTAAAAAAATAACTAAATTAGAAGTGGAAGTAATTGAAAAAATTAAAGATGCAGTTGTTTTTTTATATGATTATCCAGATACAATTATTGATGTAAATAAGTTGATGAATATTTTGAATGAATTAAACACTATTTTTAAAAGGGGAATTTTAATTCCTAATAAAAGAACAAGTTTAAAAAGTACTATTACTTCTTTATCTCTAAAGTCAACTTTAAAAACAATGTTAAGAGAGAAAAGCAAAAGAAGTAGGACTGCTAAGGGTAAGAAAGAAAGGAAAGAAAGGAAAGAAAATAAAAAAAATAAAACAATAAAAAATAAAACAATAAAAAAAAGTATTTTTCATTAGACTCAACAAAAAGAAAATGATACAAACTTTTTATATAAGGTAATATATAAGGTAATTAATGAAACTAGAACTATTTATTATTGGTGTTACAGGATTTTTGATATATAATGCTTATCATGGTGGAAAATATACAAAGATGTATACTCAATATAAAAAATATATTCAAATGGCTTTTTTTGCTATTTTGGGATTTTCTCTCTACTTATTAATTAAAAGAAACCCATCAAAGTGTAAAACAATGCTTTTACATGCAAACAATGTTATTAAATATATGCCAATAGATAAATCATCAATAGATATGTTAAGTCCAATTATTGATTTTACAGGAGAAAGAATGAATGAAAGTCAAGATGGTTGTAGCTTTATGCAAGGATTAAATGGTATTAATAATAGTTCAGAGAGAAGGCTTCTCTCTTCAGGTACAAAAGCAACTAAGCGTTCAGTAAGTGAAACTAAAAAGAAATATGTTGCGTCTATGCAAAATTGGAAATGTGGACATTGTAATAAACAATTAACTGCCTGGTTTGAGGTAGATCATAAAATGAGATTAGAACATGGAGGGACAAATGAAGTAAGTAATTTAGTGGCATTATGTAGAGAATGTCATGGAGAGAAAACAGCTTTTGAAAATATGTAAAAAATAAGAGTAATATTGTATAATACTATTATATAATATTATATTATGAGTAATCCGACAAATCCAATTGATGAATTAAATTATGAAACACCTTCAGGATGGAAATATAATATTGGTAAATTTTTTAATAATCAAAAAGAAGCTGCAGGGAAAATGAAGGATTATTTGAAAACAACTTCAGAAAAAAATATGAATATGTTAAATCAAGAAGAATTCAAGATATATGGAATAACAATGTTATTATCAATAATAGTATTTATTTTGATTGGTATAATGTTAATTTATAAGACGACTAAAAAACCAGTTATAATATCTATTATTTTTGCGATTGTTTTTACTATTTTATATCGTGTAAATTACAATTTTTTTAATAAAATATTAGGTTCTCCAGCAAAAGATGCATTATTTTATAATATAGGATTAGTATTTTTATTTGCCATATTGCCATATGATTATAAAGAAAAATATGCATATATTATTTTACCTATTATTGTATTTTATGGTATAGTAATATTTTATAAAGCTTTTACTTTTCATAAAAATGAACAAGGAATAAACTTTATAGATTTAATAAATTTAGAAAGAATAAATTATTCATTAATTATATTAGCATTAACAATATTTATATTAATATTATACATAACAAATCCAGGAGGATATATAACTAGATTTTCATGGTTTGGTATTATAATTATAATTTCTCTTTATATTATTGGTTTTCTGTATTTAAATACAATAATGAGAACGAGAGATTCAAATTCAAATTCAAATTCAAATCCAAATGATAAAAATAATGGTTCAACATCAGGAATGAACATGTTTTCATGGATAACATTAATTCTTTTTATAATATCATTTTGTTTACTTGCACCAGATATATTTACAGATAGTTTTTTGAATAAAAAAGATGAATATGTACCATATACATTAAATAATAATGAATATGTACCAGATACAATAAATAATTCTTATAATAAAAAATTTATAAATCCCAAATCATTACCAAATGCAAGTATTATATGTTTTTCAATAATATTATTTACATTATTATTAATTGCGTTTGTTAAAAGTTTATTTTTATACTCAAAAACAGATGAAAGTTTTGTAAAAAATATTCAATCTACTTTAGAAAAATTTAGTAAAATTTCACAAAGTATATTTTTAATACTTCTTGGAATAACAGCTACATCAACATTACTATATTGGATAATCATGTTTTATCAAAAAGTTGTAATATCAACCAGCATTGGTAATATAATAATATATTCAATTGCATTAATTGCAATTAGTTTTTTAGTATATAAATTAGTTGTACAAACTGCTGCATATAAAGATAGCCCACTTTTTCAATTAATTTTTAATGCGGTGTTTTATATTCCTTGTCTTCTTGTTTCTCTTTTTGATGCAATACCTTATGATATAAGAAAAAATTTCAAACCATCAACTGAAACTATACCTAACTCTTATTATGTAATTTTATTAATAAGTATATTATTATTAGTTGGTTATTTTTCAATGCCATTTATTTTAAGAACATTTACACAACAAGGTGGACAATTATTGATAAATCAACCAATTACAATTAATAAAGCAACAACACTTGCATCATATGAACAATTGAATAAAAGCATAGATAATCACAGTTATCAATATGGTTTATCCTTTTGGTTTTATATAGATAGTTATTCACCAAGTACAAATAAATCATATGAAGGATATGCAAATATTTTGGATTATGGTAATAAACCAAGAATAATATATAATGCATCAACAAATACATTAAGAGTAACAATGAAAGTTGGTGAAGGAAGTAAATCAACTGATAAAATATTACAAAGAAAACTAGATGCAAATGGAAATTTAATTATATATGAATTAAAAAATGTAAAATTACAAAAATGGAATAATATGATAATTAATTATAGTGGCGGTGCATTAGATATATTTTATGACGGTGAATTAGTAAAATCATCAATTGGAATAATACCATATTATAATAATACTGAACCACAAACAGAAACAACAACATCAATAGATGATAGTAATTATAACAACTTAATTGTTGGTCAAGATAATGGATTATATGGACAAATATGTAATGTAAATTATTTCAACAAAGCTTTAAATATTTTTCAAATACATTATTTATATAATTCAGTGAAAGATTATACACCACCTGCATTAATTTCAACAGATAAAGTTATTAAAATAGATGCAAATATTGGAACAGGTAATATATTAGGGGAATCAACTATTATGGCTGATTTACCACCTGAAGAAGAAAATACATATCCATCAGAACCAACTGATGCACATAATGCAGATATGGCGAAAGATACAATAAAAGATAAAACAGATTATTTATCATTAAAATGGTATTTTACTGCAAATAAAGATATTTATAATTCAGCATAAATTAAAGAAAATATAAAAAGGTTTAGAATAATTAATGATAGAAAAAATTCTATCATTATATTATATTATGAATATTCGCAGCATTCTAGTTATTATTGCTATTATCATATTGTTGTATATTGCTGTAAGATATATAGCATATGATGTAAATACACTTACTGGAGTAACTAGTGGTACAACACAACAAACAATTGAAGCATCTAGTTTAGCGACAGATGGTTCAAATCCAAATCAAAGTAACTTTGCATATTCTATTTGGTTCAATATTGATGACTGGACATATAGATATGGAAAACCCAAAGTATTATTTGGAAGGGTTGGTCAGCAACAAAATGCAAATGGAACCGCAGAAAATCCTTGTCCATTAGTTGCTTTAGGTGCAATTGAAAATAATTTAATTATTAGTTTAACATTGAGTGGTTGTACTCCAACTGAGCAATCAACGGAAAATACACCATTATCTAATAATATGTGCATTCATAGATGTATTGTAGCTAATATTCCAATTCAAAAATGGGTAAATTTATTAATAAGTGTTTATGGTCAAACTCTAGATGTTTATATGGATGGAAAACTAGTAAAGACATGTGTAATGCCTGGAATTGCACAAATTTATCCAGAACAGAGTGTGTATGTTACACCTTATGGAGGATTTTCTGGATGGACCGCAAAATTTCAATATTATCCAAATGCATTAAATCCACAAGAAGCTTGGGATATTTATCAAAAGGGATATGGACAAAGTTGGTTATCTAGTATTTTTGGAAAATATCAAATTAAGATTTCCTTTATTGAAAATGGAACAGAAAATAATAGTTTTACAATTTAATTCCCTTTTTCTATAATATATATATATGTTTAGTCAACAAAATTCTTCATCATTAATTCCTGGTTTTGGAAATGGCTCTTCATCTAATAATGCAGGAGGAATGTTTGGTTCTGGTAGTAGTTCTTCTTCTGGTTCTGGTTTTGCTTCTGGTTTTGCTTCTGGTTCTGGTTCTGGTTCATCAGGATTTAATGATTTTATGAATTCTAACAGTCTAGTTGCTAAAATTTCATTCTTACTTTTAGCAATATTTGTATTTTTAATAGTATTACAGTTTTCAATTACATTCTTGGTATGGCTTGGAACACCTGGAGGAAATGTTAAATTATTTACTGGTATGGTTGATGGTAAACAAAGAATTGATATTCCACAAGATCCTAATATTGAAGGTGCGAAAACAGTCATGAGATCTGTAAACACTCCAGAAGGTATTGAATTTACTTGGTCTGTATGGATTTTTATTGATGATTTGAATTATAAATCCGGACAATATCGTCATATTTTCCACAAAGGAAATGAAGAATATAGTTCTGATACCCAACAATTAGGATTGAGTATGCCAAATAATGCTCCTGGATTATACATATCTCCTAATACAAATGAATTAACAATATTTATGAACACATTTGATGTAATAAATCAAGAAACAAGAATATCTAATGTTCCTTTAAATAAATGGGTAAATGTAATTATTCGTTGTAAAAATTCTACACTAGATGTATATATTAATGGAACCATTACAAAAAGTACTAAGTTATTAGGTGTTCCTAAGCAAAATTATGGAGATGTATATGTTGCAGCAAATGGTGGGTTTTCTGGATATATTTCTAACTTATGGTATTTTAATCATGCTTTAGGAACAAATGAAATTCAAAGATTAGTAAGTAAAGGTGCAAATACAAAAATGACTGGAAGTAATGCAATTAATAATACTAATACTAATAATTATTTATCTTTGCGTTGGTTTTTTTATGGTGGTCAATAAATTATTTTCATATTATAATGTATAATGGATAAAAAAAAATTAATCATGATAGGCGTTGGAGTTTTATTTTTAATTTTAATTATACGTAATATTACATTTGTTACTGTAAAACCTGAAACAACTACTAAAAGTGCAACTGTTGTTTATAGAAATCCGCCTAATGTGAATACATATTATGTGAATACAAATCCACCACGTTATAACTCATATAAAGCACAATATTATAATTAAATTTTATGAATTGTTACATTATTATATTGTTACATTACATTATTACAAAATTTTACATTATCTTGACATATATTTTTATAAATAACTAATATATGTCAAATATATATCCAAATAATCCAAATAATAATTCAACAACTACTACAAATTATGCATATTTACCTCAACCACCTAGAGCTTGGACCCGATTTGAAAATTCATGTGTGTATTTATCAACAACACAAACAGACCCAAATGCAAGTATTTATGTACCACTTTTAAAACAATATGTGACTATAGGTGAATTAGCATATATTAATCAAATGTATAAAAAAGGTAATATTCTTCAATATAAAGCAAATAGTAGTAATTTAACAAAACAACAAAGATATTCGCAAATTGCTCGTGGATTATGGACAAATAGAACCACCACTTGGGCAACTCAAAGTGATACATATAGTAATCCAAATACACAGAGTTTAAAACGAATTAATTATGGAACAATTCCTTTGGTTCCTGGTACTGAAAACACTACAGGTTCTTTATGTCCACCTATTCCTATAAGACCTTTATATAGTGTTTTACCTGCAACAATAATACCTGATCCAGGTAGAGAAGAACCGCCTATTGACCCACCTCCTGAAGAACCTCCTGCCGGAGAAGAAAGCAAATTAATGCCTGCTTATATTACACCAGCTCAACCTGCAGAATCTACTTTAATTCAAGATGGTGGAAATTTAATTTGTAATCAAATTGAAAATATTTGTACAGGTGAGATTATTAAAGAACTTACTGGGTCAGCACAATGTGCACCAACTACTGCATCAGATGTACCAGGTATACCTCAAGAATTATGTTGGAATGATGCTTTAAATACTTATTTCCCTCGTCAACAATTGAATTATGGGACAAGTAGTGATAAGTTTCCTGAAAATTATAAAGGACTTGTAAGTGCTGTGAAACCGATTCCTCCTATCTTATCAGTTGAACAATCAAGCATAATTTATGTTAATAATTCTGGAACAATTACATTAAATTGGGAATTTAATTATTCATCATGCATTCCTATTATTAGTTTTTTATTATATGAAAATGGTATTCTTATTGAAACAATTAACTATGAATATAGAAGTATTTCTTTAAATAATTTACCTGTTTTAACTAATTTAAATTTTACATTAATTGCACATTCTACTAGTGGAGATTCTGAACCTTCTAATTCTGTAAATGTATATATTGCACCACCATAAAGCAAAGAAAAATCAACAATATTATTTTATGGTCTCATTTCAGGATACATACAAATTTGCTGACTTGGATAAATATCACCTGACATGCATTGATCATTTTCACCTACTTTAATACAACTACGGAACCCACGATCTTCACCAATATAGCACCATCCTGATTTTCCTGAACTTTTACTGGATTGAATACTGGAACTGGCTTCATCTGCTGTATAACTATCTTCCTCATTATTTCCTTGATGTGATTTATTTGCTTGATTCAAACTTGCATTTAATTTTTGTTGTTGCGAATTATTTGCTTGGCTAATTTGTGATGCTGCATTCTCAGCATAAGTTAGTGTTGTATCTACAGTTCCAGCAGTAACATCAGCTGCAGCTTTAGTACCAGTAGCAGCAACATTCACTATTTCCTTTGTAACTTCAGCAGCACCTGTGCCTAAAATAGAGGCAATTTTAGCACTTAGATTTGCAAAAATTTGTGTTCCTTTTGCTAAATAAATGAAAATATTGAAACCTAAGAATGCTAAAATGAGTATAATAATCATCCAAGTAGACCAACCCCAACTAGAACCAGAACCAGAATCAGAACTTGTAGAATTAGATGTTGATGAACTACTAAAAATATTTGATGACGAGGAACTAGTTAAATTTCCAAGTGAATTATTTGATGAAGAAGAAAATGTATTATTCATTATAATAAAAATAAATATATTAAATTTTTATTATAATTCGCATTATTTCTTTATTTATCAAATGTCAATAAATACATGAATTGATTCAAATCACCTAGAATTTCATCGCGAATATTGTATAAATCACTATTGGACATTGTTTTAAGTGCAGAATTATTGTCCAAACTTACTAAATAACTTTTATAATCCATGATTTCTCTCTTCAATTGTTCCAAAGAACTGAAATCTTTGAAAGAAATTGATTTTGTTCCTATTAGATTTACCCTATCTCCTGTTTTCCCCAAAAGCACTTCTACAAAACTATCAATATGTTCATTTAATTTTTCATATAATTCATCAGTTGCTTTATGAACTGCATAACTATGCGTTTTCCAATGATATAGCTTTACAGTATTTAATAAGGTAATAAATTTAATTACAATTTGTTGTTCAAATTTTTGAGAAATTCCGCGATTCTTTCGTGTATATCTACTTTTTAAAAATTTCTTAGATTTTTTGTTAGATGCAACAGACATTATACATTATTTGTATATAAAAAATATTTTATTAATATTTTCATTCCTTAGTTGGATGTATTATTTAATAAAATTACAATGACCAATTAATTTTGTTACCTAATATGCTTTCAACTTGGTCAAAACAATTAGAACATAGAAATCCTCTTGCTAAAGGAGATGGATGTGGAGCACAAATAATATTGGATTGATTACTAATCCATTTCATTTTTGATTGAGCAAATTTACCTAAAAGTAAGAAAACACAATTTGGATTTTTACACCTTTTAACATTTCAAACGCCGATTTTTATATAGAGCAAATTATATAAAAATTATTTGTAATTCTTCTTTACTTTTCTTGTTTTATTCTTTGGAACATATTTTTCTGGTCGTTCGTAA